ATGACTTTTCTCAAAGAAATCAAAAAAAAAAGGGGTGATGCCCTATCATCCCCTTTTTTTATGTTTTTAGTAGCCGGATTGCATTTTTACCCGACCCACCCGCTCAACCCGCTCTTTTTAAACTTAACTCAACACTTAATTAAACCAAAATTCCCACCTCGACCATTATTTCAAATTCCAATTAAATTGTAACCACTGCATAAGTGGTAACGATTCTATCCTATAACTGTAATAACAAAAAGTGTTCCTATAATAACCAAAAGTATTCCTACACCGATGGAAATCAAACCGACCTTCAACCGGCGGTAATCATCGGTGTCCATTGGAACAGGAATCAAAGTGCGGTCCATAATAATTGGTTCTTTGGATTCGATGTCATTGACACTATGTTGGCTGTTAAGCATTATAAGGTATCATTCGAAAATTATTTGACGGCCGTCTAATAACTCCATCTTCCAACAAATCCAAATGGTTTTATGAGGGGGGCACGTATGCTCAACGTCATAATCAGTTATGAAATCCGTTCGCTTCTTAGGAATGATGATTTGTAAAAAAGCCCCAAACGGCGATTGCATTGTTTCTCTAATATACCCCCTTTCCAAAGTATCCAAAGGAACAAATAATGCAAATGGCTTTCCGAGTTTCTTACACCGTTCAAAGACCTGTTTCTTACAGGAATAGGGTGGGTTATCAACGATGCAGTCCCATCCCTGGCTGGGTTCATAATTGAAAAAATCCTCATTGAGATGAACGTAACGTGGCCCGTGGAATTTTTCAACATAGATAGCACAGATGCCCTTACAGTAAAAAGGCATCCAAATGCGCATTTCTCTGTTTTTAAAATATTTAAAAAACAATTCCCAAACCGATTCAGGAGTTTCATAATCGTCACGTGCCATTTTGGCTTTGTTATTGAAATAAGCAATCATTATATATATGAAACATATAATAATAAGACAAACCTACGGTTTTTCCTTACCTTTTCCCTTTTTAGAAGGAGGGGTCGTAGGGGAACGTAGTTCCCTACATTAGGCAAAATAATATTGGGGTTGAGAAACAATTGGTTTGGTCTCTCCATGTGATACTTTAAAAGAACTCTTAGTGTTCTGCTGACTTTTAGTTTCGCGGTTCTTAGATGGCTTAATAGGCTCCTCCTCCTCCGATTCAGATTCATAAATGATAGTCTTCTTAGCTGGCTTCTTTTTCTTTTTCACAATAATAATTTCCTCCTCAGACTCAGATGCAGATTGATAAATAACTTTGGGTTCCTTCTTAGCCTTTACAGGTTTTACGGCGGTTTGTTTAAGAACACCGTCTTTCATCTTCTTTTCTTTTTTTTTAGGGGGTGGCTCTTCCTCAGATTCCTCATCAGATGTATCTGGAGAGACAGGAATAGGCGGTGCATTATTGAGTTTATCCTTAATGGCTTTCAGTTTCATTTTCTTATCCTCTAATGCAGTAAGCATTTTTTGGGTGCTAGCAATTTGAGCATCAGTGCGTGGCTTCTTCGTTTTTTGTTTTACGAGCGAATCGGCACTGTCATTGGGTTCATTTAGGGATTCCATCTATACAATAGAGAAAGATAAGAAAACCGCTAAATGAATTAAACAAAAATAAAAATGTAGACAAAGAGTATAATGCCAATTGAAATAAGTGAAACCCCCAATGAAAAGATACCGAAAACAAAGCCGGTCAAAGAGACAATGGATACTTACATCCCTGATATTGTAGACGGCGTCAGCCGTCGTAACGGAGGCATAACTCTCTACATCGGCTCAGGTGGGTCAGGTAAAACATCGCATTTGTTAGGTCAAATGAAAACGGTGTATAAAAAGAAATTCCATCACATCTATTATTTTTGCCCATCTGCATCGTTCCTGTCTGTAGAGAAACATCCATTTGAAAATCACGATAAGGTGTATCATGAATTAACAGTGGAACAATTAGATGAAATGTATGAGGAACTATTGGCTCGTAAAACAGATGCAGAAGAAGATGATATGCCGGAGTATTCTCTCTGCATCATTGATGATATGGCAAATCAATTGAAGGATAAACATTTGGTTTCTAAACTTAATTCAATGTTAATTAAAGCGCGACATTTGAATTGTCATTTCATATTTACGGTGCAGTCATATTTATATTTCCCAAAGATTTTGAGGAAACAGCTGACGTGGGTATCAATATTTTCAGGTGTCAGAAATAAGGAAGAATGGCTAACGATAACAAAGGAATTATTGAAGATGTCAGAGATAGATGCAAAGGCATTATACGAATATGTATTTGATGTGCCTTATCAGCATTTAGATATAGATTGCTTTGAAGAGAAGATTTATAAGAATGGTAATTATTTAGATATAACAGAGAAATAATCTGCCCTTATTATAAATGCAATTTGAAAGTATCCAAATTTTTCTTAATAGTCGATACGCTAACGAAACTGTTGGTGATAACACAGCAAACTGTATCTACTATCTGCCTGTAATAGAAATACCAGATGGTCATCATATTTATCTTTCTCTGCAGAATGCAAACATCCCATACAGTTTTTATAGTATAACAACAATTGATAACACTTTCAGTTGGGGCTTAGTGGCTGGACCAGTAAACACTTATTATATTGAACCGGGTAATTATACAGTCACCCAATTAATAGCAGTTATGAAATTGGCGATGGGTAGTGCATATTCAATCACGTTTAACAGCATAACCAGCAAATTGTTAATAACACACACAACCACCAATTTCATAATTTATGCGGCGTCATTCAATCATATCATAGGATTTTCAAAAACAACAAATACCACATCGGCGGCATTATTATTAAATGGCAGAGACTGCGTGAATCTCAATCAAACACGTGCCCTCAATATCGAGATAAATTACCCTACATACAATGTAAATGTAGCACAGCCTTATAACCAGAATATATTAGCTACGATACCGGTATTCGTCGCTCCTTTTTCGATAATCACATATACGAATCCGAATAACTTTAGGACAAATTTGTTTCTTAATAAATTGGACCAAATCCAAGTGAGGATTTTAGACAACCAGGGCAATTTAGTCAATCTGAATGGAATTAATTATCAAATGACGATGCAATTGGATTGCATTCGATTCACATCATAGACTTTGTTTTTTTGCCCTACTTTTTGAAAAAGTAGTCTCTGTGTAATTTATAAAATGATTGGCTATAAAAAACCTTTAGGAGAATCGATGCTCGGGCATAAAAAGGCTTTAGGCAAAATGCAGATGGGTTCTAAAATGCCCCTTTTAGAAGTTCCAGAAATGAAAGAGATGGCCGAAAACGGTTCAATTAATAAAGTCTCATCCGGTTTAGAAAGACGTGTTTTGAAAAGATAAACACATTTAAAACATTTAGAACAATTTCCAAATGTTTTTATCCCAGTAGAATATATATAAAAAATGATTCCAGGCAATCTAAAATTTGTTTCAAAAATTGAGTCTGTCGCAGCGAGACGCTTCCTCACCCAAATTCAGCCAATCGGCGGAAGTTCAACATACGTGCCCGGAGACACAATAACGGTTCAAATTCCTACGTCTAATAACACCTGTCTCATCCCCTCCGAATCGTATTTGAAGGGTAATCTCAATTTGTCATGCGGAACTGCCGATGCAACCGCTGCTACTTTCGAGTCTGCAGGTATTCATGGGTTCATTCAGAGAATACGTCTCTTCCACGGGAGCAATTTACTTGAGGATTGCGACCAATATTCTCAAATGGCTAAGTTACTCTATGACTACCAAGCACCCGACGATGTAATTAAAGGTCGATTTGCTGTTACCAGTGCTACAAACCCCCAATACAACGTTACCTCCGGAACAATTGTTCGAGGTGTTAACCGCGGTGCAACCACAGCTGTGACTTTCCCTGCAGCAACTGTCGTGCCTTTCGCCATCAATTTGATTTCCCTCGTAGGGTCTCTCTGTGGCGACAAGTACCTACCGCTCTTTTCCATGAGTGCGGCACCCCTCAGAATAGAGATAGTTTTAAAACCATCCTTAGTCACATCTCTGATGCTTTTGCAAGGCTCAGCCGTTTCTCCCACTTTTTCATTTACAGGCGTCAATTATTGTGCTGAAATATTGGAACTCCCCTCCGGAGCTGTTTCCGCGATTATCGCGGGTTCGTCTTCTCCTATGCAGATGGTTGTCCCATCTATGCGAACCTATACCAATTCGGCAGCAATCACAACTGCAGGAACGCAAGTCTCGCAAAATATTCCCGCCAAATTTTCGAGTCTTAAGAGTATCGTTGTCGCCACCCGCTCCAGTCAAGGTGCTTCTGGATTATACCCCAACTCTCACTGCAAGTTTGGTCTCACCAGTTATAATTTCAGAATTGGCGCAGAAATTTTGCCTTCGACTGCTCCTACAACTTCAGCTGAGTTTTTCTCCGAGGTTCTCAAATGCTATGGCTCGTTGGCCGATTTGAGTCTTCAGCCATCAATCGATTTGATTTCGTATGACCTCAGCGGTAACAACACTGTTACTACTTCCGGTGAAGCCAGTTTATTTGATTCTGGTTCTTTTGCTGTTGGAATCGATACTGAAGTCTTTTCCAATGTATCCAAAGCGTCCATTTTCAATGGAACTAACACCAACAATTCTGATATCTTTTTTATCGCGAATTATACACCAAATGCAAACACAACCATTCTGCAAACGGCGGTTGCCACATTTGACCAAGTGCTAGTGTTCGAAAATGGCGTTTGTTACGCAAGGTATTGAAGAAACTCAATTTTAAAAGAAACTAACTTAAAGACAATTCAATATATTAAATTATAAATATGAATACATCAGATATTTATAAATTAAGAGCAAATAATCCTGAAATAATAGATTTTTATATAGGGTCTTCTGTTTCATTATGGGGTAGATATTTATTACATAAAAAATCGTGTAATAATTTAACAAATATATCTCCATTGTATCTTTTTATTCGTGCTAATGGTGGAATTGAAAATTGGACATGTGAATTATTGGCACGATGTGAACGTAATTTACAGCGCGAAGTAGAACAAGAATGGATAGATAAATTGAAACCAACATTAAATCAAAGACGAGCATCAACAGACAAAGAGCAAGCAAAAGTGGTTCGTAAGAAATATGATGCAGAGAACGCTGAAATAATTTCACAAAAAAAGAAAGAGTGGCGTGAAAATCCCGAAGTTAAAGAACGTGAGAAACAACAATCAAAAGAATGGCGTGAAAATAACTTTGAGAAACGATTGGAATTACAGCGTGAATGGACTGAGAAAAATAGAGAACATGTTAATTCTAAATCATTAAAAAGATATCACGCAAACAAAGATGCTATTAATGCAAAACTACGAGAACTCCGCAAAAAACAGAAAGAACTGGCACCATATATCCAGTCACAAATTAATTAAATAATTACAAAAATGTATTTATTTAAATGCCTATCTTCTGAAACTAATCAAATTACTATCAGGGGTAGTAGCAGTTTCTTCATCGAGCAAACCGTGGATTTCAAAGTTGAATTCGGTGTGTCCATAAAAAAGCAAATTCGTGGCGGGAACAAATGCAACCTGAGTATTAGCAAGAACAATTTCGATTTTAATTGTAGGCGAATCGGCAGTTTTGCTAAATGAAAAAGTGGGGCTCTGGCCATAGGAATAATTTGTTACCTGTCCAACTCCTAAGCCTGCAGTAGTTCCAATAGCGGGTAATATAGAAGAACAAATTTGCACACGCCCAGCAGATTTTGTAGAAGACCCCTGAGAGTATGGTGCAGGGTCGAATGCCAATCCACTCATATAAATATCAACAGACCGGGCATCTGTAGAAGTGGCAGAAGCGGCAGCAATTGAAGTGGTCATTTGTCCTGAATACAAACTGTTCAGACGAATATGAAACTTATTGAATTTCTGATAAAAAGCATCACCCATCATCTGACGAAGATTAACGTTATTCCAGGTCATTGTATTACGATTATCAGCAACAGAACCAAAAGCTGTTGTTACTGCTGCACCAGTAGCACTGAAATATACTGTATTTGTATTAGATGCATTAATATCATATGAGCGTAAACAAATATTTCGAATTTCGTTGGACATTATAGAATATCAGGATAAAATTATTTTTTCATTAAATTCTTATTAACAGTTGTAAAAGTTTCTTTTTTGTTTATCCCTTTAATTTCAAAAAAGAATTGCATATGACCCATCATATTAGGTCCCCCACTATAAACAGGTAATCCCTGAGTAGTAGAAACTAACAATTGAATGTTTATTGTTGGTGAATCTGCACTTTTGCTAAAAGTATAAGTAGGTGTTTGTTCATATGTATAATTTGTTATTCCTCCAACACCCTGTCCAGCTGTTGAAGCTCCAACAGTAAGAGCAGGGCATATAACAGAACCTATTTGAACACGACCTGCCGATTTAGTAGAAGACCCCTGATTATAAGGTGGAGGGTCAAATGGTAATCCACTCATATAAATATCCATAGACCTCCAAGAAGTACTAAGAGCAGTTTGAGCAGAACCACCAATATAACTTTGAGTGGTTTGACCAATATAAACTACATTAAGTCTGATTTGAAATTTATCAAACTTATTGTAAAAAGTGTCGCCCATTAAAAAGCGAAGATTAACATTATTCCAAGTTAAATTTAATCGATTATCAGCAACGATTCCAGCAGGAGTAGTAACAGTAAGACCAAAATAATCAGTTTGTGTATTTGATGCGTTAATATCAAATGTTTTTAAAACTAAATTTCTGATTTCATTAGACGTTTCAGTGATTGGATTTGACATTATACATTATACAAATATTTTTTGTCCTTTGATATTTTCAATATTGTGAGCGTGATAGGCGTCAATTACGCCGGCTAGCCCAATGGCATTCGGATTCCCGCTAATGAGTGCAGGAATGATTTTGCGAACATTGGGATTAGCTAAAGTCCTAACGTTGGGAGAATTGGCAGAAGCTAAAGAAACAACATCACCGGCAGAACGGTAGACATTAGCGGAGCTCTTAACCTTTTGGCCGATAGTCTGCCCTGGGTCTAAAGCAAATACTTTGTCGCCCTTCTTTGCGATGTCCTGAATTATACGGCCACCGAGTGAATGACCTGTGATTGATGTATCAGCGGGTTGATATTTGGCTTTGGCTAATTTCAAAGTTTCGTCGGCCTGCTTATACCGGTCAGTGTCTTTGAATCCGCCGAGCACATTTTCGTAGCCACGCTCAAACTTTTGTTTCCATGATGCAGGGAGAAGGCTTTCAATCCCGCGTTCCAATGGTTTGCCGATTGCTTTAATTCCGCCACCGATAGTTCCACCTAAAGCCAATTTAGCGTCAGCATTCACCCAGTCACCGAGACTCTGAGAACCAGTGACATTGTAAAGTAGCTTTTTCGATTCAGGGTTGAAATAGACCTGTTGGTTTTCATTGGATAGTTTCTTATCGATTACATAACCAAAGCGAGACATTTCTTTGGCCTTATCATTTTCATTAGGAATGTAACCCACGCGTAGAGAATCATAAAGAGTAAGAGGAGGCCGGATTGGATTATTCCCATTCATTATAACACATATAGAGAAAATAGTTATCTATATGTATATGTGCAATTATTTAAGATATGTAGGGAGGGGCAGACAATTAAGTAGCCCTTTAATTATGCGTCGGTCAACGCTTCGCTTAATCCCCTTCTCATTTCCATTTCCTCCAATGGTGTCATTTGTGTGGCCTCTCTCCACATATCTTCTACCATATAGTAGAGACACGGCCACTGTTTTAATAAACCGGCAGGCATCCGGCGTTCATACCAGTCTAGTTGTTTCCATTCGTTGAATCCAAATTTTTCTGGTTCAAATGTAAATTCGACATCCTCCAATTTGTAAATAAGACTCAATGGTAGATTCTCTAAATCTAATTGGAATACAGTTGGTTCACTGATAATCTCAGAGATGATAATTTCTACGTTTTCTGATTCTTCAGACATTATAGAGTATGCAAAGAAATTATACGGAAGAACCCTCCTCATCAATTATTCTATAAATTTCATTGAATAAGGCCTCTTTAGACCGGATATTTTCATTGATTGGTCTATCTGTTACATTAGCTAATGCTGTATAGTATCCTTTCAAATCTACTACAGACGAACCCTTTTGTTTTGGAACAGGAGCAAGCCCTAACCCTGAAACAATTTCAGCTCTTAATGAAGGTATCACGACTTTTTTACCAATTGGTTCTCTCGGTTGTAGCTTAGGGCGTTGAATTTGAATATTTTCAAAATCGGCATCCTCTACAGGATAAAAAGATTCCTGTCTCTGAGACTTAGCCTCAGGTGCACCCTGATTCAATGTCTGGTCAAGTGGCACATCCTGAACATCGGGTAATAATTCGATGCCACTTTGTGGCTGATTAAACGGGTCATAAACCCCAGTGTCTGCTGGTTGACTCCTAAAACGTTGACTAGGGTTTCCAGCAAGAGAGAATAAAACCTGCCCTACGTTTTGCATATCCTGAAGTCGCCCCTGTTGAACTTCGGCTCTTAACGCAGCGATTGTGGCATCATTCGTTTGTTGAATATCCTCTATTTGCTGAGCGGTCATTCCAGGGTCGATTTGTTGAATTGGGGGGAGGTTTCGAAATGTGCTAGTAGCTAAGTCAGGAGACATATCTGAATCAACAGTAGTCGCTTTTTTGGCTCTCGGCTTTGGTTTTCCCTTAAATACGCCAAGTTTAGAGAGTTCCTGAATCAATTCAACCATTGAGTCGGTTTTCAGAGAAATCTTATTGTAATTCGAATAGGGAGATTTGTTGGACATTTATGTTTGTATATATTATAATGAGTATAAATAATTTAGAATTCACATCATACAATTACCTTTCAAATTTGGCATCTGTAAATGCAAATGATGTAAATACTGATATTTTGACTAAATCCGACCCAGACATAAGTGACCTGCAGTTTGATATGTTGGAAGGTATTAATACAAACGAAACAATTCAACAACAGATAGACGGCATTATAACAGGGTTAGAAACCGTTGGATATTGGGGGGCATTTTGGAGCACCGTAACTCAAACAAATGCTGGCGCGACATCAGCGAATTTAATGACTGTTAATAATAGTGACTCTAGTAACAATCAGGTGGAAATAGGAGCGACATCGTCGCAAATCAAAGTATTGAATGCAGGAACTTATAATATTCAGTTCTCTGCACAACTGGCAAAAACTGATGGAGGAAAAGACAAAGCAGAGATTTGGTTAGTAAAAAATGGTGTAAATGTTGCCGATACAAATGGCGAAGTTGATATAACAGATAATAATGGAAGACACATAGCTGCGTGGAATTACATGGTGACATTATTAGCAAATGATTATATTCAGATTGCGTGGTCTTCTGCAGATACAGCAATGGAGTTGCTTTATACAGGAACACAAACAGGCCCTACAAGGCCGGCGATACCGAGCGTAATTATAACGGTTCAACAAGTGACGAATGTATTAGCAGGGCCTACGGGAGCGACAGGAGCAACAGGCGCTACAGGACCGACAGGAATAGGACCGACAGGACCAGCTGGAGGCCCTACAGGCCCTACGGGGCCGACAGGCCCTAACAGCGGATTGACGGGACCAACTGGACCTACAGGCCCAGCAGGCCCAGGAGGAGATGGCCCAGTGGCGTATTCGGCTCTAGCATTGGCAACAGTAAATGCCGCCGCATTAGTAGTTTTAAACACAGTAACAATTCCAGCAATCAATGCAACGAATATCGCTCAGGGTATTGATATAACCGCCCTACAGGGGAGAGCATCAACATTAGAACAAAAAACGCAGGGAATCCAATATGTGACAGGAGCACCCGGTTTCTCTCCATATCCATATACAGAAGTATCAAATGGTGATTTGGTGGTTCTCAATTTAGCAGAGAGTGCAGTTAGTGCTAGGATTCGTCAAACGGGAACAGCTCAGTTCAATCAGGGCATAAGCACAACGAATATCATAGCATCAACCGGAACATCACAAATGGATTCATTATTGGTAAATACCACATTGGAGGTAACGAGTGATTTGACAGTTGGCGGAATAGCATATTTAAAACGCAACATTGTGAATGGGTCCAAGAAGATTGTTCTCTATGATGGGCTGAGCGGAAACGATTACGATTTCTTAGGAATCTTTACGAGTCAGACAACAACAAAAAACTTCTTTAATTCAGAGATAGATGGAACGGGCGGTGCTTTCAGATGGCACTATGGAAATGGATTGGGAAATAATCGAACAAAAATAATGGATTTAGCGTTTGACCAAACGACATTCTCAACGCCCTATTTTACAATCTTAAAATCACAGAGTGGATTAGAGCGTCAAAACATAACGTTTCAGGATAACGGCCTCGACAATTTGAGAATGAATTGGATGGCCTCAAATAATGCAACAGCCACGCAAACGCGGGATGCCTCCATATTAGTAGATGCCGGCGCAGATGGTGTTGAAGATGGAGGAACGATGACTTTAATTAGCGGTGGTTTGGATTTAACGGCAACAATTAATAATGTAGATATTACAGCGCAAACCAGTGTAATAATATCATCAGTTACTGAGGATATCAGTCTGTTATCAGCAGAATCCATAACAATTCAATCATTAAATAATACTAATATTTCAACAACATCAAATACAGGCGATATTACTTTGACAGCAGGTAATGATTTGAATTTTAGAGCATCAACAGGCGAAATAACATTGGATGCAAGCACGAATATGACTCTGACTTCAAAAAAGGCGTTGACAGTTGATGCGAGTAATATGACTTTTACTACGACAAAAGGAGGAATAGCAATTGACGCAAGCACAAATATGACTATAACCACAGGTTCAACTTTTTCATTAACTTCTGTCGCAAATACAAATATTATTTCTTATTCCAATGTCGCAATAAATGCTGATTCTGAAGTTAATCTAAATTCAGTTGGACTTATGACTTTAACATCAACAACTGATGCGATTATTATTAATTCAGAAAATAACTTAGAATTAATATGTAATAATGGGCCTATCAAAATTGATGGAGGACCAACGCAAGATATTGATATTGGCACTGGAGGAGCAGTTAATATTACATCAACAGTATCAGCAGTTAATATTAAAGCAGATACTGGTGTTAATATTGACTCAACCAGTGCGTTTAACTTTATACCGACGGGCACTATTAACACAAGCGTCGTTTCAACAGTTCCAACTGGATTTTTATATTGTGATGGAACAGCAGTGTCTCGTTCAACATATGCAAGATTATTTACTGCAATTTCGACAACTTTTGGAGTTGGAAATGGAACAACAACATTTAACGTTCCTAATTTTAAAGGTGCATTTTTACGAGGTGTTGGAAGTCAAACTGTTTTAGGAACAACACATACAGCCGGAGCAGTTGGAACAGCACAAGAAGACGATGTTTTACCGCATATTCACACATACAGCGATTTATATTGGTATGATGACACAACTTTACCAGCAGGTTCAACAAGGTCGCTCACAGGAGGATTGTATGAAACCCCTGGTGGTGACGGGTCAGGCGTGAACGCTGACGGTGGACAAACAAAAGTAATGACAAGTTCAGCAGTTTATGCAGAAGGAGCAACACAAGCAAACCCTGCAACAACTCCTAGCCCAGCAATAGGAGCAGAAACACGACCAATGAATTATAGTGTTTACTATTACATCAAATATTAAAATAATAATCTCTGTATGAGGTATAATGTCATCCTTTTCATTTTTGAAGCCAGCAAACGGACTTTGGAAAGATGCAAAAATCGCGAAGGTTCATTCGCGTATTTTAGAAAGACTTACGGATTTGCCCCACGAAATACGGGCTAACAAACACAATATGGAACTGCTTTCTCTGGTGTGCAATATGATTGAGAATAGTAACATTAACAATAAGGAGAAAAAAGAAAAACTGCGTATAGATAAGAAGTTGGTTTTAATTCAAATTTACAAATCTCTCTATGGTGAGCTGTCACCTTCAGATTGTGAGTTACTTTGTAAGAACATTGAATTTTTGGTAGATAACAACCACGTCGTCAAACACGCCAGTTGGAAAGTTTGTGCATATAGTGTGGCAGATTGGTTTCGGAGGAAAGTTCTATAATGCCATCCAATATTTAAAAGATTCTTTAAACAGTTATGTAGAGAACTATTTAGTGAATCAGTTTTTAGATGTAATGAAAGCATCGCGGAAAGTTGTGATTGTAGTTAATACATTGATGTCGATGGATGCTTTGTATATTATTCGAATGTTTCTCTCTCATTATGGATTATCAAAGTTCATTAGCTATGTATTTTGGATTGGAATGTTTATCTAGCTATAGTATAAATGCTTATTCAAAAATCAACTAGAAAAGGTAAACGATTTATGGCTACCTATGCAAACGGAAATGTTGTGCATTTTGGACAGGAAGGCGGACAAACATATATAGACCATGGAGATAAGCTGAAGCGTGAAAATTACATCAAAAGACATAAGGCCCGGGAAAATTGGAATGACCCATTTAGTGCTGGTTCTCTATCACGTTATTTACTCTGGGGTGATAGCACTGATTTAGAAACAAACCATCAGGCGTTTATGAGAAAGTTTCCACAAACATATCTTAAGTAAATCTATAATGGTTTACACCTATAAAAATCGTTTCAACAAAAAGTATGGATTCAAACCAGATGAGCCACACAGTTTAGCGGAGATTTCAAAAATCACAGGGTATAAGCTGTCGGGCTTACAAATAATCTACGACAAGGGAATCGGGGCGTTCAAAACGAATAGGGCATCTGTGAGGCCACAAGTCAAATCACCTGAGCAGTGGGCGCAGGCCCGCGTGTATAGTGCAGTCATGGGAGGGTTGACTGCAAAGATTGATGCCACTCATTTGATTAAGTAGCGGGGCGTAGCCCCGTGCGAACGCAGTGAGCCTATGGAATAATCCACTGCATAGATGGAGCGGATTTAATTAACTTAAACGATTAACAACGGTTTATCGTTTAAATGAAATAACTCATTTAAATAACAAATAACCCATAAAAGCCCTTTTAAAGCACTTAAAGGAATGATTAAAATATTTTAATCACATTGTTAAGTTGTTTTAGGGCATTTAAACTTACTTTTAGACATTATTTCGTTTAATTTTGTCAGTTACTTATCAGATATTATTATCTTTAGCCAATATATAGATGAATTTCTCTGACGACATCAAAAAACTAAAGCCTACTATTTCTGAAGGCAGTTGCAAAACTTATAACTCTCTACTAAGAACAATTCACAAATCCGTTTTTAAATCTGAGCCACAAAATCTTAAGAACTTTGAAAAGGATAAACCTATTATGCAGTTCTTAGATACCAAACCTTATGGCACTCGTAAGACATATCTCGCTGCGCTTATCTGTGTGGCTCCTACCGTCGCCACGTATAAAGAAGTTATGAACGGCGATATTAAAACCTACAATGAAGAGAATAAGAAATCTGAACTAACCGACAAATTGGAAGAATCCTCCATCTCTCAAACTGAAATCGATGATATCGTAGCTGATTTAAAACACACTGCAAAGGTTCTTTACAAAAAAAAGGGGCATAAGATTGCCGACTTAATGGATATTCAAAACTACGTTATCCTTTCTCTGTATTACGGCCACATAGTTCCGAGGCGCGCACTGGATTATGTGGAGATACTTTACCAAAATTATTCTAAAGAGACTGATAACTACATCGACTTTGCAAATAACAAATTGGTTTTCAATAAATACAAAACCGCGCAGAAGATGGGCAAAGAATTGAAGGGCAGACAGGAATTAGAAATACCCCCGTCTCTCAAAAAAATTCTACAGAAATGGATTGAACTTATCCCATCATCAGTTGACAACCTTTTGTTCAATACAATGTTACAACCACTCACCAATGTCTCTCTTAATCAACGATTGAATAGCATCTTTGGCGGTAAAAAATCCGTCAATGCATTGAGACATTTCTATCTCACAACAAAATACAAAGACCTGATGATTGAGACTGAGAAGATGGAGCAAGACATGCGGGCGATGGGTTCGAGCGGTGACCAAGCAAACGTCTATGTGAAAGTGAATAACAAAGAATAGTTAAGTTGTCAGTCGTCAGGGGGTCAACTCAATAAATGAAAGGATATAAACCCGAAAAAAAATTCAAAATCATAAAATTGAACTCTTTTTCTTAAAATTTACAATAAGCATAAAATCAAAAAATACATAATTAATAAATCGAAAAATCAAAAATCAAAGCAAAATGACAAACGCTCAATCAAAGATGGAAATAGTTGAAATGGAAACTAATGAATTAAAAAAATGGTGTGTTGATTTTGCAAGTAATTATCCACGCACGACAAAATACGCAGTAGAAATAATGGTTGAAGAAAGTGAAATGTGGCCGTCTGTATTAAAAATGTTTATTCTAGTTCAAGCAAGAGGCATAGCGATGGGATTTAAAATTGGAAAATACGACCAAAGACTTAAAAGCATCATAGACACAAAAACAAGAGAAATGTTTATTGATATGTTTACTAGCAACTATTTAAAAAATGCGACAACCATCATTAACACGCTATGGTGCGCCTGTGGAGACTGGGATAGAGTTTTTAGTAGCGTCTTATCAATCGAAGCATTGAAAGCAGACTGCTTTGTTGACAGGGCTATAACCAAATACGGTGAAAAATAATCAATAACTATCATAACACATAAACACATAATGCATAAACACATAATGCATAAACACATAACACATAAACTTAATTAATATAAAACAAAATAGAGGGTAATTCCTTTTTTTTGTAATGACTTACTACGAAGATAACAAAGACAGAATTATGAGAAGCATCAATTGGTATCACGAGAGAAACACCAAAGAAAGGAAAGAACAGAAAATCAAAATGGTTATCGACCAGCAGAAATTTTGGTTGACCGTTTTGAAAATTTCTACCAAATCGCGGAAACTTTAGGAAAACATATGAATTCCATTAACTTAATATATATTTCTACTATATATTAAATGTCTACCAAATATACTATTTACCGAATCACAGTTGGCAACCATCATTACATTGGTTCTACAAAATCATTTCAACAGAGAAAGATTAGTCACAAATCAGACTGCAACTCAGGCTGTAAAGTCAGGGTTTACGATGCCATTAGAGAAGCCGGCGGATGGGACAAATGCGAAATGATTCCTATTGAACAAATCGAATGCGAGAATAAAATCACCGCTTTAATGCGGGAGGAGTATTGGCGCAGACAGTATCTGAATACACTTAATGTGCGTCAGGCCTATGTGTCACCCGATGAATTAAATGAACGAATTATTATTAGTAATGCTAAGACCAATGCCATTCATGGGCCTATCAATAATGCTAAGCGATGTTTAGACTATATTGTCTGCGAATGTGGTGGAGAATTTCAAAAGCATTGTAAGACTGCACATCTCAGGGGCAAACGCCATACAGAGTTTAGAATCGCATCTGAACAGGCCACTGTTCCTCCCGTTTTATTATCTTTAGAGAATGTATAGAGAACAGCCGACTAATTGCATTTTGAACTCCTCCCATTTCCATTTTATGAATAATCATAAAATTGAATTGTTTTAGGCGAAATCTTTTTGATATATATAACAATATATATTAAAATGGAACAAAGAATGAATCCAAATTATGTGCAATTAATGAAAACTATTATAGAGTATAGTAAAAGTTCTCTAATGGATATTGCAAAATCGGAGTGGTATATTACACAATACTATAAAGAAGAGGGTGGAGTGACGTGTTTATGTGGTCACGAATATTGTAAATATGTATTTGTCATTAAAAATTTTTACAACAATAATATATTAGCACCCATTGGAAGTAGTTGTATGAAATATTTTGAGTGGAATCGAGAAGAAAGTGAAATATTAAAAGCTTATGAAAAATGGCATTCAAAAAAATATACTGATGAAGAATCCATATATTACCAAAAAGAATTTCACGAAGTCATCAAAGATGTTGAGTATGTTCGTATGGTAGAGAGAAATCAAATGACAAGCGAACATTATCGTCTGGTCGAATATGCAAATGCCGTATGGGTTCATAATCCTCCGCCTCCGCCTATTAAAAAAAATGTATCACCTACGTGTCAAAAATGCGTATACCAAAGAAGCAAAGGCTATAAAAAATGCTATGAATGTTTTAAAAAACAATCGCCAAAACCAATATGTCAAAAATGCGAAGAACAGAGAAAAAAGGGATATTTATTATGTTATACGTGTTATAACGAAAGGGTTTAGACAATTCTTTTATATACATATAGTATATGACCGTATCAGAAGCACAAAAAAGAGCCAGTAAGAAATGGAGAGAAAACAACAAAGAAAAATTTAGAGAAATACAATATATTTGGTTAGACAAAAACCGTGACAGAGTAAATGAATTGACTGCAAAAAGAGAAAAAATCTATTATTATGCAGAGAAAGCTTTTTCTTATGAATGGGCGGTAAAAGAATTATTCAAAATGAAAATCTAAAAATTGATTTTTATTGTTTTATTTTTAAAATACTTAAAAATAAAATCTTTTTGTAATATATAAAATGTTTAGCCAAAACAAAAAATTCTCTTTTGCCCTCGAACGCTCTGATTTTAAAAAATCCATATTTTGTGGTGTCGATTCTTACGAAGTTATGAACCCCGATATGTGCAATGGGTTTATTGTAAACAAGATGGGAATCAAATTCCACAAAACAGGAAAATTCAAAAATATGCCCTATAAAAATGAACACGAATTACTGACAAATTATCAAAAAAATTACATTCCCGGAACTAATAAAATTAAAGTTGAATATATTATGGCTCGTCATCTATGGGGAAGAGTGCAACCAATAGGTTCATTGTCGCTTTCTCTATTTCATCGCCCCACAAGACATTCAATTTGCGAAGATACTTATGAAGACTACGATATGGTGAATTGTCAACCATCCGTCATAAATCAGATATGTCTACAACACGGTATTGAAAATAAGCAGTGTATGGCTTATTGTGAAAATCCGAAAGAATGGAGACATACAGTTGCAAAACAACACCATTTAAAACCAATTTTTAACAAAGATACAGGAGTTACTCTATCGCCATATGAACAAGCCAAAAAATTATTTATTTCGCTCGCTTTTGGCGGTTCATACGCAGTTTGGCAAAAAGACTATAACGCAGAGGGTGGCGATATTTCTGAAGTCGTTGAAATGGAAAAAGAGTTATCTGATGTAATGGATTTAATCTATAAGAAGAACGTCGATATGATTGACGACGTTTGTAATGAAACATGGAAGAAGAAAAGCACACAAGCAAAGAAGCGTTCTATTATGGGGTTATGGGCTCAATCTATTGAACGTTTATTACAAGAGTGTTGTATTTTAAAAATATGCAGTGATTTTGGTTTTAAGTTGAATTCTATTGTTCCCTGTCAAGACGGGTTTATGCTATTAAAAAGTTTACTTAAACCCGATTTTAATATTTTAGAAGTTATGCAAAAACATATTTTTGAAACATTTGGGTTTAATATTAAGTGGGAGGTGAAGCCATTTGATGAGCAGTTGTCGTGTGGCATTCCATTAGTTCCCCTTATTTCTGAATTAAATGAAGATTTCTCTTTAAAAACAGTTACTGCAAAATTTGAAAAAACACATTGTAAAATTACAAATATCGGTATGTTTGTTAAAACCGAAGACAACGGGGATATTGTTATGACAAAATCTCATTTGATTACCTCTTATGAACATATGACTTATGAGGCTGTTGTTAAAGGTGAAAAGACCCAATTGAATTTCATTGCAAAGTGGCTACACAATAATCCTTACATAAGGGTTAAGCGTGAAATTCAAATTATCCCACCTGATTTAAAAGTTCCAGATGATGTTTATAATGCGTGGCGTAGTTTTAAGATGTTGAATGTTAAAACATATGTTCCAAAGCCTGATGCTGTTGAATTGATTTGTAATCATATTAAAATTCTTTGTAACCACGACGAATATTGTTACGAATATTTTATTAAATGGATTGCCTGTATGATTCAATTTCCATCGCAAAAATTACCAATGCCTGTTTTCGTTTCAAGAGAAGGAGGTGGAAAAGGTTCGCTATTGCGATTGTTTTCTAATATTTTAGGGTCGTCAAAGATTTTGCAAACTCAAGAACCGAGTAAGGAAGTTTGGGGTGAATTCAATTCATTAATGTTGAATTCATATTTAGTCTGCCTCGATGAAATTTCAAAAAAAGAAATGACAGGATGCGAAGGTAAAATTAAAGGATTGATTACAGAGCCTACCATTCGTATAAACGATAAGGGTAAATCACGCTTTGAAGTTCCATCCTATCATAAATTTATTGCATTTGCTAATCCTGATGCTTATGGAAATGAACCTATGAATACCACAGATGGAGATAGGCGAAAGTGGTTTGTGAAATGCAGTGATAAGTTGGTTAAGAATAAACCTTATTTTGATAAATTTTATGAAACTCTCGATGATATTGATTCTATGAAAACCGTGTTTGAGTATTTCAATACTTTTGTTGATGCAAAGGGTGTGTTGTCTATGGATTTGCCTGTGACTGAATATAATCAGAGTTTGAAAGATATGGCAGTTCCACCATTGAAATTGTTTATGATTGATTTTATGTCGACCAATTTTAAAAAAGGTATTTCAACAGCTGAATTATTTGAAAAATTAAAAGAATGGACATCAAGAACCGGAATACGTTATGAATGTAACTATTTACAATTTGGCTGTAGATTATCAAATTTAGAAATCGTTGGCATGGAAAAATCGAGTGATATTGGAGAATTCCGATTGAAAGGTTGGACTTTTGATATTGACAAATGTAAAGAATCTTTAGGGTTAGAAAAAGCTAAATGTCTGATTAAATGTAAAGAGGAGGAGGATGATGATGATGATGGATTTGGGGTCTGAGAAATCAACCCGCTCAGACCCGCTCAGCAACCCGCTCTTTTTTTTTATTACTGTTTTTTAGGTTTCATATGTTATTCACTGCATTTATGCTGTGCTTTGTTTACTTTCTTATTTACTATATAATAATAAATAAGAAAAAGAGCGG